GCCTCATGGGCGAGGCTGGTCCTGAGGCGATCATGCCGCTTAAGCGTGGCGCTGATGGAAAGCTTGGCGTCGCAGCAAAACTTGATGGTGCAATGGGGCGTTATCGCCGTTCACCTGGATCTACTGGCGGGACTGCTGGTGGTGGGACAGACTCAGAGAGCGGTGCCGGATCCGCCGCAATGCAGCCAATCGACGTGCGCTATAGCGTGGAGCGCATCAACAGCGTCGATTACGTGACCGCAGATCAGTTCCAGGCTGGGATGCAGCAAGCGGCTGCACAAGGCGCTAAACAGGGTGAGCAGCGTGCGCTTAGCACCCTCAGGCAGAATACAAACGTGCGCCGTAGCGTCGGAATCTAATGAGCGACACCCTTGCTTTTGGTCAGTATTTGACATTGCGGACACCGCAACAACAAGGCGGTTACCAGTTCCAGAATTATTGGGTCAACGAGGATGCACCTTTTGCCAATGTAGATACCGGTGAGACCGTAACATTTGGTTATATGCCCTTTGCGTTTAGCGGTTCAACGCTGACCAAAAGCGGCGACAACCAGCCGGCAACACTGGCATTTCCCAATAACGACCTAAGTCGCGGCTGGGCAGCGACTGCAATCCAAGACCGCTGGATCGCTAATGTTCGCATCCTGCTGCTTAACCCTGATAACAAAAACGATTACACATTGATCAGCCGTTATGTCGGTCAGATCGTTTCTGGCGGTTGGGATGGCACTGCGCTTAAGCTCAACATGGCTTCAGTGTTTGATGCTGTTGGTGCTGACGTACCACGTAAAAAGCTGACGCAACAGCTTGTCGGTCACCTACCGCTAACCAGTAACGTGCGCGTGCAGTGATTGATCTGATCGGACGCCCCTATCGCTTTGGCGCTGATGGGACCGATCCAGACAAGGCAATTGACTGTATCCATTTGGTTTTAGAGGTACATCGCAGGCTGGGATTACCGTCTGCACCACTGGACCCAACTTGGTACGACAGTAATCAAATCCGTATCGGTCGGGATCTCTTGAAGTGGTGTCGCAGGATAGAGCAGCCGGTCTACGATGGTGACGTGTTGCTGGATTCGCAACCTCCAGTTGCGTTTTCAGTGTTTTGGAACCAAGGATGTCTGTACGTCAATCGGCATTTGAAGGCAGTGGCATGGTGCCCTATCGGTCAGATGCCGCGTTGCCGTTACTTCCGTTTGAGAAGCGCCTAATCCATGAGCTTGGCGTAACGGAGGAGGAGTATCGCAAGTTTGCCGATGAGGTGCGCGCAAAACCATACAGACGGCCAGCAGAATACAGCCATCTGCCGGACGTAAGAAATGATGCAATCACAATTTCAATTATCAGCCTTGTTATCGGTTTGCTGTCTACTGCGGCTTCATACCTGTTAGCACCAAAGCCACAGCAACCCAAAACCTCAGACATCAGACGCAAACGCCTTGGTGGGCAAACAGGGCAAGAGAATTTTTCGCCTACTTTTGGTTTTGACTCAATCCAGCAACTTGCCCAATACGGTCAAACTGTTCCGATCGTATTTACGCGCCAGCAAGAAAATGTAGACGATAACGGCGTTCGCTATGTCAGCGGCGGTGTATTGATTTCGCCTCAAATGGTATGGTCCCGCATGAAAAGCTGGGGCTCATACCAGATCAGCGAAATAGTGGCAATCGCTGGGCAAGGTCCGATGAAGCGCCCCAGCCTTTCGTCGATCTACTTAGGCAATGCCGCACTTGATTCGATCTACAACGAGTTTCTTGATTTCTACTGGAATGGCGGATATGAAGTGCTAGGTGGAGGCAGCCGCCTGCGGATGTATAACTTGCGGTATGGCGCGCTGAGTATTGATGACGGACGTTCAGATACGGATAACGCTTTTTATGCGCCAGGTATTAACGCACCAGACCAACCTGCTTTTTGCGGAGCGTTTACACCTACTAGCCAAGCTCGCTTCGGTGTTTATGCAGGTATCCCCAACGGCACGCCATTTCGTCCGAATTGGAAGGTAATCTCAACGCTAAAAGAATGGCAAGAAAGAGACAATGATCAATTTAAACAAGCGCGAACCGATATTAAAAAATATGTTGATCCTTACTTGCGCGAAGTCCATCCGTATGGAGAAAACAAGCCTGGCTCTATTGGTTCAGGTATGCCTGGAACAGGTGTCAATTTTGCCAGACGCGTGGGCATCGTCGCGCTTAATGGCGCAGATCACGATCTAACCGTAGTAAATGAAAACAAATTGCCACCACGTTGGGCTAACCTCACCACAGAACGAGAGGTCAACGTTGGAGATACGATTAGGGTTCGATTTGGTAAAGGTCGTCAAGAAGTAAAACCTTTTAGTGCCATTGGCGATTCTGAACCACCGGAAGTGGAAGATGTCCGCACAGCAATAGAAAGCGAACTATCCCGCTGGGATTCTGAATTTGCAATTGGCGCCACATTCATGATTGGCCGCACAATGTGGCAAGTGTACGACAGAACGCAAGGGCCATATGACGTAAAAGCACACAAGGGCGACGGTTTTACCGTAAAAATGCGTTGCATTGAGGCATGGAGCGAAAGTCAGCGCAAGATCGGCATTGTCGCTAAAGATGCAATCGAGACCGAAAGCCGCTTGCGTTACAGCGATATTTCAGAGGCTTTCTACCCAATTTTGCGTTACGAGGCTGCAACAATACAAAATACACGCCGCACTGAAGTTACAGAAATCGGCATCAAAAGTAATGTATGGGCAAAGTTAAATAATTTGTGTAATTTTAACACAATACCAACACCAGGTAAATTAGCCAAAGACAAAGAACCGAAAGGCTTCAACGCGCGTAATGTTCTTTTAGAAACTGGCTACGTCAACAAATATGTTCACCGCATGTCGTTCTTCGCGCTTGATGTGCGTCCCAGTAATGTTGACGCAGTTCGTGATGCAACGCGTAATGAAGGCTGGACAAATCTTGGCAGTTATCTGTTCGCGGTTTTGGGATCGTCACCTAAAGACTTGTATTCGTTTATTCGAGTTACTCACGCAAACAAATCACAGCTTGAGTTTCGTTTTCGTCCCGTCAACAGTGCGTGGTTTGCGCAGCAAAGCGGTGGCGTAGGCGAAGTGTTCGTTTTGGACGGTGGCGCTACACCTTACAAGGAATGGTCATTTAATACATATATGGGCACATTTCGCATTGGTGGGCGTGGATATTTTGCGCGCCCGATTGATTACTTTACGCACCGCGAAATGGCAGTAAAACCAGATCAAATTAATCCCAACCGTGATGAATACATTGATGTGACTTACGGCTCATGGGAGCCTGACTACAGCCGCATTGACGTCACACCGAACGGCATTGAAAACATAGATACCGGCAGCTATGACGTGCCTTTTAACACAGTCAGCAATATCATGTCTTTGTTTTTTGGAGAAGATCCCTACTTTGATAATTTACCTGCAGGAACAAGACGAACAAAAGGCGGATGGACTGCCGCCAATCAACTGGATCGTTCTGTTGTTATGGAAATAACGGTAGAAGCGTTTGAACAATCTCTGCCTACAACACCTCGCAACCGCTGGTGGCGAATTGTCGAGGTAGATGTTGAATCTTTTACTGGCAGTTGGAACAACAACGATTCTTTCTTCAAGAGTGCAAGAACAAAAGCTGGCGTACAGCATCGCTTCCACTATCTAGTTTCTATTCCATCTAAATATACGGAGTCGCCTGAAGCTGGCACAACCACGCGTTTGTTTGAACGCTACAGCGGTATCGCCGAAGTTTCCCATTACGGCGACCTTGTAACCCGTAGCTGTGATGCCGGCCCAGAGCACGAAATCGTTTACGTCAACGAAAGCTTGTCAGAGCAACCGATTCCGGAGTACACCAACTGCGCTGTTGCTGGTTTGAAGCTGCGTTCAAGCGACAACTTCACACAGCTAGACCAATTGCGCTGCTTCATGGCAGAAGGCATTGAAGTGACCCGCCTAAACGATGGATCAGTTGGTCCCAGCAATTTGCTTTCTGATCTCATCTGGTACATGCTGACCGATAAAGATACAGGATCTGGTGAGCTGATCAATGCTGGCTTGATTGATCGAGATGGCCTGGTAACAGCGGGTCGCTATTTGGAAGCCAACCAATTGTTCTTTGATGATGCTGTTGCAGATTCCGTCAACATCAGAACATGGCTAGGTAATATCGCGCCAACAATGCTTTGCAACCTTTCCCAGAAAAATGGGCGTTTTGCAATGGAGCCAGCGCTGCCATACGACGCCGGTTATCGAATTGACGCATCACGGTCTATTGAAATCAAAGGAATGTTTACTGATGGCAACATCATCGAAGACAGCCTGAACATTGAATGGCTTGACCTGGAACAACGCAACATGTTCCAAGCAGCTGTTATCTACCGCTGGACAGGGTTGAATAAGTTGCCTGAACAACGCACAATTGTTGTTCGTTACAACGAATCAGGCTCTGCCGATCTACCGCTAGAGGAATTTGACGTTCAGCACATTACCAGCGACGACCATGCCCTGAAGATGGCGCGTTACTTTTTGGCGCTGCGCAAATACGTCACTCACACGATTACATTTCAAACGCTGCCGTGGGGATTGTCGTTGGCACCTGGTGACTTCATTCGGGTTTCGACTGAGATGAGCCCCTACTCGCCAGCAAACAACGGCATCGTCAAAACTGATGGCACGGTGATTTCCGTATCCGCGTTGTCTGATGGTAATTACAGCGTTTATTACTGGGAGCGTGATCAGCAAGAAGTAAATAGCGGCACACTTCAGATTTCAGGCGGCGTCGCCCAAAGCATCCGCAACGCCGTATTCTCAGTGATCAATCAAAACGTAAATGAAGAGGTCTACCAAATTGAGGCGATTGATCTGAACGAGGATGGTATTGTCACGATCAAAGGCAGCAACTACCCAGTGGATGCCGCCAACCGTAGTTTGATCGCACGCGACGTTTTAGACTTGGACAACAGGTTTGAAGTCATTGGAGCAATCGACGACTGATGGCCTTCCCCGCTTACGCCCCAACTGCTCGCAGCTTCCAAGCTGGCGACTATTCATATAAAACGTTTCAGTCGCAAAGCGGCAAGGAGATCCGCATCCTGTATGGCGACAAGCGCACCGGCATGACCTTGGATTTGTCCTACGACAACATCGCCGATACACAAGCGGACGATTTTATCACCCATTACGACGAAACAAAGGGCGGTTTCAGCAGCTTCACTCTGCCGGCTGCGTTCCGCACTGGTTGGAGCGGCAACACTTCTGCAATTGATGCCGCCAGCGGCAATCAGTGGAGATACGAGCAACCGCCTGCAATTAGGTCAGTGCGACCTGGTATCAGTAGCGTTACAGTAAGACTGGTGGGCGTCCTCTGATGGCAAAAATCTATACCGGACGGGATGGGCGCCTGTTGCTTGACGGCACCGAACAGATCAAGGTCACCAACTGGTCGATGACAGGCAACCTTGAAACGCTTGAAACCACCAGCCTTGGCGACAGCCAACGCACCTACGTGCCTGGTGTGCAGGAATTCAATGGTAGCGCAACACTGTTGTACTACAACGATGGTGCTGGACGCAACGACGCCGCAACAGCACTGAAAAAAGTGCTGAAAATCGGCAGCGTATCTGAAGCCGACACTGTTGATATGCGTTTGCGCCTAGTCGATGGCAACACCAATCACGATGTTCGACTGACTACATACATCACCAGCGTTACATTTGGCGCCAGCGTCGGTGAGGTTAGCTCTGCTCAAATCACCTTCCAAGGCACTGGAGCGCTGACAGCGGTGACAATCTAATGGGCATCTATCTTGGCAATATCGGAAACATTGAGCTGACCCGTAAATCATTGGAGGGCAGCAAGGATTCC